CCATCTGCGTAGGTGTCACCTGCACCTACTATGCCGCCGCCTGATTCACGAGTACGCCATACGTTGTACACTACTCTGAAGTTAGTGCTGATTGCATAGAGCTCGTCACCTAGTAACTCGCCGCTAATGCTGTTCATAAACATGCCGGGTTCTGCGCCTGGAATATATTTGTCTGCTTTGTGCTTATCCACTTCATCAGACATTTTTTGAAGTTGTTTAATACGTGGAATAGCTAGTGCATCTGCTACGTTTTCGTTGCCGCGATTACCTGCTTTTATGTAAGCAGGAACAGCATCGCTGTTAGTTGCTAGAGCTAGTTCTGTTTTTTCATTCGCCATTGGTTTACCTCATGGGTTAGTTATTGGGATCTAAAGTTTAGTTTCACAAGTTCGCGTGTCTGTACCCCAGGTACATCCTGTGTCTGGGACAACTCTCGAAAAGCTGTAGCAGACACACGCTTATGCAGTAACTCAAAGGCCTGTTGTTCAGATATGAATCTATAGAATTCATCCCAATCTGTTACGTCAGGCACATTTTCTGTTACAACGGAAATTGTAGCACTGTCATTAGCCATACGCTTAAGGCCAGCTTTCTCCAGTTCCCGTATCAAATCACGGGCGATCTCCTCTTCCCGTTCTTTAATTCCTTTTAGTTGATCGTTGATATCTTTGATTTGTTTTTTTACTTCGATCAAGTTATTGATTTTATCGTCCAATGTCATGTCATCTTCCTGAGTCATGCTATCTTCCTGAGTTTGTTTAAGTTGTTTAGGATTGTTAGTAGCTCTTCCATGCGACCTAACTTACCTTCTAGTTTTGTATACACATCTGGCTCCCATGTGCCTTCAGCAGCAATGCGGATAACCTCAGTGCGTTTGGTTTGACCGGCGCGGTATATGCGCCGATTGAATTGTTGATAGTGTTCAGCATTGTAAGTAGGCGATGCCCATATTACGGTGGTAGCTGTTGTCATTGTTAAGCCATGACCTGCAGACTGAGGATGGCAAAAGACAACTTGAAGCTGCCCTGCTTGCATCCTATCAACAATATCGTTGCGTTTGTGACCAGGTGTACTACCGTCGATCACTCCGTATTTGATTCCTCTTTTGTCACATTCTTTGACCATGTGGTCTCGTTCATGGCTCCAGTTGAATGCGACAAGGCTGTGCGGTCTTTGTTGT